GCCGTACAGCATGGCGAACAGGGTGTCGTCCTCCGACTCGCCCGAGAGGACGGCCTCCGCGCCCTTCACGAGCTCGGCGTAGTGGTTCTCGGGGTTGCTTCCGGGCGTCGAGATGATGACGCCGAGCGACTCGCGGCGCTTCGCGCCCGTGGTCAGGAGCTTCGTAAGGAACCTTCCCTTGAACTCCGCCGCCTCGTCGGCGATCCAGAGGCTCGGGTTGAGGCCGTCGAGGGACCGCTCGAGCGCCGGCAGCGCGCTCATCTCGCAGTCGTGCGACGGCCGCGCGAGGTAGTCGAAGCGCACGACGCAGGACGGATCGCCGAGCCGCCGCGCCATCGTCGCGGCCGTGTCGAGGCAGATGCCCGCCTGGTCCTCGTTGTTGGCGATGACGTGGACCCGTCGGCCGTCGCCGCCGAACACGTCCTCGAGGCAGAGGCCGGCCATGAGCGTGGTCTTGCCGTTGCCGCGGCCCACCTGCAGGATGCCCAGGCGGAAGCGCTGGCGGCCGTCCGCGGCGCGCCACCCGCGGAGGTTGCCGATGACGAACTGTTGCCACGGGTGGAGGACGAACGGACGGCCCGTGTCCTCGCCGACCAGCGTGAGCCCCTCGATGAATCCGATCGCCCGCGCCGCTGCCTGCTCGTCCCAGCTGATGTCGGTGCGCTCGAGGTCGCGCATGAAGCGCTGGCAGGCGGCGTAGACCCACTTGCCTGCGGGCGATCGCCCGTTTAGGACCGACTCGGCGTACTGGGTCAGCGTCTTAACAATCATGCGAAAGTCGACCACCCCCCCGTTTTGGGCGGTTTTCGGGGGTGAAAAACCTCATTCTGAGCGCGCCAAGGCCGCTTTTTCTTGGCTCGGGCGCCGCGTGGCGCGGGACGACATGGTGCACGCACTGGGCGAGACGGTCGCAGTCCGCGCACAAAGGGTGGCGCATGAGCCACCGTTTGCGGAAGCGACCCCAGCGCCAGCCAGTATGCGTGCCTGCATCACGCTCCCTGCGGTGGCGCGTGTTCATCTCCGGCATCGCCGGCAGCCTGTGCTTGAAGGGCTCTGGCATGGGCCACCTCCTCGGCAAGGCGCTGCAGGTCGGACACCCGGCAGACGATCAGCCAGGGCTTGTAGCTCGACCTGCACACGACCAACGGTACGCGCTTGGTCTTCGCGCTGTCCCTGATCGCCTGGTCGAGGAAAAGATAGGGGTTGAGCCGCTCGGTCCGCTTGACCTCGATGTGGAGGCCTGGCGCGTACTCGCACACGACGTCGGCTGTGCCCGCGCGCCCCGAATACTGGACGGTCCTGCGGCACTCGCCGAGCACCGCAGACAGCGCTTCCGCCGCCTCGAGCTCGCCCGCCGCTCCCTTACCTCTGCTGTGTAGTGCCATGCGGAGCATTATGGACTATAAAGCCTTGGCTGTCTATATGCACTATGCATAGATTCTCTGAATAGTCTTTTGCTCTCCAAGAAAAAGGCTTGAAACTGCAGATTCCGTCCCGTTACGCTTTGCGGCGCTCTGCTGGAGCGACGCGCCTTGCGTAACGGGCTCAATCCTGCGGTTTCCGCTTCTTCGGAGCTGGAGGCTGCCAGAGGTCGAGAGGGTTGAGGCCATCGGCGTAGTCGTGCCAGACGCGCGGCGGATCGACATGCAGCACCTTGGGGGCGACCGCAGGCCACGACCTGCAGCGGGCCTGCATGGTCACGCAGCCCTCCTGCTCGTGCCGCATGAACACGACATGGCTGTCGGTTGCCCGGCCGATCGACCCTGCGCCTGCGCCCACATCCATGACCTCCTTGCCGCTCTGGCTTCCCTTGGTGCTGTGGTGCACGAGGATCGTCGCGGCCTCGGATACGCCCGCGATCTGGTCGATGTGGTTGTAGAGGGCGGTCATGTCGCTGTTCGAGTTCTCGTCCGAGCCCGCCGGGATGAACCGATAGAAGGCGTCGATCACGACGAGCCCGTACTCGCCGCGGCCCGCCTCGCGCATGGTGTGCTCGAGGTCCTCGACGCTGCCGCGCGTGCCGCGGATGAAGGCGACATCAACGAACCGGGCCAAGTCGTTCTTGTCGAGCCCGTCCTGCCAGGCGACCTTCCAGAGTCGATTGAGCGCCGTCTCTGGGTGCAGCTCGTTGTCGATCAAGAGGATCCTCTGCCGCTCGCACTTGTGGCCGCACCAGACGGCCCCGCGCACCATGGCGCTGATGAGGCTGTAGACCATCCATGTCTTGCCGGTCTTCGGGCTGGCGATCCAGTTGCATACCTCGCCGCGGCGGATGAGGCCGTGCACCAGGGGATCCCTCAGCCGGGGCTCCTGCTCGGGCAGGATCAGGGGCTGGATGCTGAACTTTCGCGGTTCCATGCGTTTCTCCATGAGACAAAGAAGGGGAGCGGCCGGGTGGACCGCTCCCCCTCCGAGGTGGAAGGCCCGCCGACGGCAACGAACCGCCGGCGGGCCCACGCGAATGGCTTAGAACGGGATCTGGTCGTCCGAGATGCCCTGGGCGACGCCGCCCTTGGCGACATTGGTGATCAGCTGCTCGACGGTGCCGTCCTTCTTCGTCCACGGCTTGAGGCTCACGACCACATTGTCGCCGCGCATGAGCGGGTCGATGCGGGCGATCACATCGTCGTCGAAGCAGACGAAGCGCTGTCCGTCCTTCAGCTTCAGGCCCGCCATCGTCTTGCCGTTGTCGCGCTGCTTGACATCCCAGAACGCGACGACGCCGACCACGGTGCCGTTGCCCCCTGCCGGCGCCGCGCGCGCGGCGGGCGCCGCCGACGGGGCGACCTGTGCCTTCACTGGTCCCTGCCTTTCTCGCCTGGTGGCGAAGTTGCTCGATCTCATCTGTCTGCCTCACAATCACGCGCAGGGCCTCCTCGAGGCAGCGCACGGTCTTCTCGAGGTCGCGCGTCGTCATCCGGTCGACCTTGGTGCGGGAGAGGATGTCGATCCTCATCCTGAGCGCGTCGGAGAAGTCGTGCATCTCGACGCTCCGCTCGACGGGCGGCACATCCTGCCGCGCGGCCTCGCGGTCGCGGTCGCGCTGCGCCGCGGCAAACTCCGAATAGCCGTGCTGTCCGGGAAAGCCGCTCACGCGCCACCCCCTTCCTTGCGGGCAAGGTGTTCGTTCAGCATCCGTGCGTGATGCGGACAGTTGGCCGCAATCTCAGGCGGAACCGCTACTACTCGGAGGTGGTGTTCGATGGCTCGTTGCAGCGCGATGGAGTAATCCCGCGCCTCGTCGCGCTGCTTGATCGCGGCGGCGAGTTCGGCGCGAAGGCTTTCGATCTCGTCGGCGGCCTCGCACTTGGGGCATTGGCAACCGTAATCCTTTGTCGCCCCACCTCGCAGTCGATCGACGATGTCACTTTCCATTGCCGTCCCCCTTCCGCATCGCGGCGATGGCGTTCATCGCAATCTGCGATTCCGTAGACGGGTGTCCACGATAGTCCTGATGCGCGATCTCCTTCAGCGCCAGTACCGCCTCGTCGCGCTGCTTGCGCATCGCGGCGAGTTCGCGCTCCAAGCCGACTCGTTTCAGACAAAGGTACTCGACATCTGCCAGCCGCTTGAACGCGCCGTTCGACCACGCGATCTCGGTCATGCGCCTCGCGAACTGCTCGGTGTCTTCGTTCGGAAGGGGTCGCATCGCGCTTCCCTCTTCGTCCCACCATTGCCGCCATGCCTGTCGTGCTGTGTCCGTCATGCCTCCCCCTTCCGCGTCGGCCTGCTCTTGGTACGACTCCAGCGCAGACCACATCTCGGAGAGGGGCTCGGCCTTGAGCGCGGCAACCTCGGCTTTGGCTGCGTTGAGTTCGCGCTCAAGTTTCATCGCTACATCGACGGTCACGACCGACGCCGAGAGAAGCCCGCCGTTTGTGTAGGTGTGAAACGCAGCCGCGTCCGTCCTCGGTGTGTCGCTCATCGCTCCTCACCTCCGAACAGGCACGAGGCCGCGTAGGCGATCCCGAGGCAGACGAGCATCCCGCCGAACACGAAGGTGCTGAATGTCATGGATTCCCCCTCTCCGTGTGCATGTATCCCGTGATGCGGCGCATCCCGGCGGCGACGAGCGCCTGGTGCTTCTCGACTAGCGCGTCGAACCGCGCGGCGCCGAGCTGCTCCTTGATGAACTCCATCTCCGACTCGAGGTGCGCGACCAGCTGGTTCAGACGGTTGACCTCGCGCACCTCGGCCATGTGGAACCTGCGGTGCAGCTCGGACGCCTCGAACGCCGACTCCTTCGACCTCCGCTCGCGCAGCAGGTCGTGCTCGAGCATGGCGACCCGTTTGTCCTCGCGGATCATGCGCGCACCTCGAGCTTCCTGCCGAGCCCGCTCTGCTCGTTGAGGTCCTGGATGAGCGCGTACTGCGCGACGGCCTGCTCCACGACCCAGCCGCGCGGGCGGTCGAGGCCGTCCGCGATCAGGCTGATGTCCCGGTAGCAGGCGGCCGACACCCGCACCGCGATCCCGTTGCTCTGGTAGCCCTTGACGGGCTTCCTGACGACCTTCTTTGCCATTCATGCCTCCTGCGGCCGAGCCGCGTTGTTACAGACTGTAACAGTCGGCTCATGGCTGTCAAGGGCTTTACATTCCATCTGACCCTTCTTTCCTCGCACCCGCAGTCCTTGCCGAACAGGCAGTCGAGGCGAAGCAGGCGCGTCGCGTGGTGCACCAGGTCGCCCATGCCGCGCGGCAAACCCCTGTGGTGCGCGCAGATGCGGCAGACGCCCCTCGAGGGCCTCTCGCCGTAGAGCGGCAGCGCAAGGCCGTTGGTGCAGCGCCCGCCCTTGTGGTGCGTGCAGCGCGTCACGTGTAGGTCCACGGGATGACTCCCGAGCAGCCGCTCTGGAAGAAGGCGATGGTGCAGTTGGTCGCCGCGGTGACCGTGTCGTCGTAGAAGCCGCAGTACCCCTTGGTGTCCGTGTCGACCGGCGCGAGGTACGGCGACACGAGCGGGTCGCTGTCGACGCGCGTCCAGAGCCAGGCGTTCGACTGCGGCCCGAGCGTGCACGGCGGATAGGGGTCCTGGGCGCCGCACTCCTCGTCGAGCACCACCGCGAACGGTCCGTACGAGAGGCTGTTCGAGATCATCGCCGGATACGGATAGCCGCCGACGCACTGCCCGGGCTGGTAGTAGCCGAGGCAGTTCGAGTCGCCTGCGCCGAGCGTGTCGGGGCAGACGAGCTCGCTCAGGTAGCTGACCGTGCCGCCGACGCACCGCAGCGCGTAGGGGCCGTACACCTGCGGGCAGGTGTCGCAGTCGCCCTCCTCTCCCTCGTGGCTGCAGGTGATCAGGAAGTCGCAGACGTGCAGCGTGTGCGTCGCGCCGCGGTAGGTCGTCGGGACAAACCCGTTGCAGGCGGCCGTCCCGCCGCAGCTGACCGTGATGGTGGCCGGCACGTCCTGGTCGATGGAGTAGGTGTAGGTGTTGGTCTGCGCGCCGCACCCAGGGCCGCCCGTGTAGCGCTCGACGATCGTGAGCGTGCCTGTGATCGCGAGCTCGCCCTCGCCCGAGTAGCAGCACTCGCCCGTCGCGGGATCGGTCTGCTTCGTCAGGATGAAAGGCCCGTTGTTCGTCCAGGCGAGGTCGATCGTGTACTCGCGGAAGTAGCACGTCTGGCCGCAGCCGGTGATCGCCGGGAACGACTTGGAGAACTGGTAGCCGCCCGTGACCACGGGCACGCTGTACGAGGTGTCGCACTCGCAGAGGTCGGTGCAGGCCGAGACGCCGTCGCAGCAGCAGGCGTAGGTCCAGTTGCTCACCGCTCCTCCACGAAGCTCGGCGGCACGAGGTACCAGCCCTCCGGCAGCTCCACCCTGTTGTCGCTCAGGACCCAC